CCCCAGTTGTAACTGCCGCTCAGCGTCTCATCGCTAGACACATTTTTGACATTTTTAATAAAAATGCCATCAGCAATAACATCCGGTAAACCTGTATCATTCAATCCTGATACTGACCCAGCTCCAGCAATTAAAAGAGGCATGATTAAACAACTGTCCAGTTTGCGCCAGATTCGACGGTCACCACAACGCCACTATTGACTGTAATAGGACCGCCACTTATAAGGTTCCTGCCATTACTTAGCGTGTAATTACCAGTCACAGTGGCAGTATGTTCATGGCCAAAATTTGCTGCTGAAATTTGCCATGCAGTACCGTTATAGTACCAAGTCTTACCTGAATATGTATAGGTATCGTTGGTCGAAGGACTGTTTGGAAAATCAATTGTCATCAGCTACAACGGCCACGACGCCACCATAGTTTGCCTGAAGATCAGTCTTGCCTTCAGCGAATCCAAGCCTCTGGGGAATTTAGAACATGCTTTGGTACAAAGTAAGCAGGCCTGCCACCGACTGGATCCTTCTTGTACTCTTCTTTCGTGCATTCAGAATATGGCAACCAGCCATGTAATCTGACTTCTTTGTTTTCGATCGTCACCAGCCAGTAATTTTTGCCTGGCTTGTCGTTTAGTTGCACGACAAGGTCGTAATTATGTTTTGTCCTTGTCTTGACGTCTATTTCTCCCGGTAAATCACTTGAGCCCTTGACTGCATATTCATCTTTATACAGTTCGTCTTTCAAGCCTAAATAGACAGCGACAGCCATCTCTCCCGCAGCTCCATACATGTTGTAGCGCAAGGCCCTGTCGCCAACGTTTGCAGCGCCGTTACGACCTCTTAAGCACAGTCCTTCATTAACAGACTGTCTGCGTCTGCCCTCTGCACGTACTTGGTTTTTCTCTTCGTCCGTCAGCTCGACAACAATCATTCGTCGTTTTTAGTCAATGCTTGCACCTCTTCCATGGACATTTGCGGTTGGATTTGACCTGTGGCGGATGATTTTTCAAGCATCTCTTGAATTAAGAGGAGCTTTTCCAGGTTTTCCTTGCCTTTGTCTTTATGGTTGGATTGTTGGGTCAAAAAGCATACTTGAATTCTACGACGATGTAGCTCATCGTCAAGCGCAACAAGCAGTAAGCCCACGAGTTACCTTTTAGGCTACCCCTTCCCTGATGTAACCGAGAGAATCTTCTAAATTTTCTTTAGGAATCTCGTAAGTAATCTGTTCATGCCCACAATGCGGGCACTGACGGTTTCTCTTAACAGTGTTGCCCATATATGTAGAGCCAACCAGGTTGGTCATTTTGCCGCACTTTACACAGTCCATGATTTAAAAGTAGTGGACATAGCTGACCTGAGATTTGAACTCAGACTGAAACGATTTTAAGTCGTTTGCCTCTGCCGATTGGGCTAGTCAGCCGTTGGTCGAACTGCTGGGGATTGAACCCAGATCTTGCCCTTATAAGGAGCAGGCCTTAACCATTAGGCGACAGTTCGAGTGCCCTCAGAGATATTGTATTCCGTCAAGCGGAAAGACTAGATGTAGAGGGTCAAAGTTTTAGAGATTGCCTGCAGAGACATTGTATTCCGTCAAGCGAAAAGACATCGGGTAGCAGATCAAATCTCTAATACATTATATCGAGAAAAATAGGCAAAACAAAAAGGACCCGAAGGTCCTTAATGTACAGTCTGCAGAGCTCTTGTATTCCGTCAAGCGGAAAGACTTTTAGTAGCAGATCAAGAATTTGTGTTGCCCTCAGAGCAATTGTATTCCGTCAAGCGGAAAGACGCACTGTAGAGGGTCAAAAGATTTAGAGGCTGACCGCAGAGAAATTGTATTCCGTCAAGCGGAAAGACTCTCAGTAGCGGTTCAATAGCCTCTTAAATACAGTATAGCGCGTAATCATTCTGTTACGCACTCCACTGTCTTAAATACATTAATTAAATCAAAAACCATCTTGGTGTAAGAATTTCGATGGCGGCGGAATTCACCATTGCCTACGACTTCAGCCTTAGACAACTTGCCCATTTGACGGCGAATGTATGTACCCCTGTAGTCCCGATAGAGGTTTGCCCGGTGGATACCAGCCTTTCGGGTACGGAACGGGGAAGATCCAATTAGGCGCTGGTGGTAACGGCGGCCGAGAGTACGACCTTGGTCATCCCTAAGTAGCTTGCCGTCAAGGTCATGAGTTAGCGCCCAGAGCGTAACAAGACGCGCCATACTAACTGTCTTGTTTAACTTGCCCGTGCGTTTGTTGTGTGTGATACCAAGCTCTTGTAACTGTCTTGGTGTCATTTTTTCAACCAGTTCTGGAAGTACAGATCTAATCTGCTTCACCCAAGGATGGTTATCGTCCTTGTAGCTCCGAGACTTTAAACGCACTAGCTCTAGATTGAGTTCCTGCCTGTGCTTGTCAACCGCTTCAATGATTACATCAGGGGTTCGTGACTTGAGTTCCAACAGATCCATGAGGGGAACGGTGTCTGGGAACGCTTCGCAGTAAGTGCGGATGGCCTTTACGTCGTGTGTTCCACAATCAGAGCTTTGCGCCTTGACGGGATCATTTTTCTTAAGGACGCTCCACTTGTCCGAGCAGCCGTAAGTGAACTGCCGTGCAGATGGAGTGCTGCGCTCAGGGAACGCTAGAAGACGGATGTCGACATTGCGAGTTGCGCCAATGCTTCGGCACATCTGCTTGAACTGACTCCACTGGTTATCAGTAAAGCGCTGGGCTGGAGATTTGTCAGCGCCAACGGTATGGGCACGTTCAACGACAATCTCGACCGAATGAAAACCATCGGTAGGGACTGAAAGGAGCCATTCAGCCCCAATAAAGTCCGCGTGTGATAGCACGGTAGAGGTCTCATCATCGCCGATGAGCAGATACATACCGTTTGCTTCTTGATCCACATAAATGCGGAGGGTTGAGCTTTGGTAATTCATGTTTAGAGTAAAAAAAAGTCGAAAGATGTGCCCGCAGAGGGTTTGTATTCCGTCAAGCGGAAAGACTACGTGTAGCGGGTCTTTTTCAGTGTATGAATTTTTTTCGCCTAGTAAAAAAGTCACGAATGACCTAAAACGATCCAGGTAGGACTTGAACCTACGACCGACTGCTTAGAAGGCAGTTGCTCTAATCCACTGAGCTACTGGACCAATCAGCCAAACCAAAGCTTAGCTAAGACCAACATCAAGAAGATCTTCCACACACTAACACCTGTAATCGGTGCCAGCAATGCTGCAATAGATAGCGGAACACAAAGCACAACAATGCAAACGAGACAACCACCCACCAAACCAAGGCTCTTGAAGGTTTCTGCCAACTGCTCATCAGTGCTCATTTGTTTTTAGATCCTTTGACCTTGCTAAGACGTCGAGCCTCCTCAAGACTCTTCTTCTCAGCGATTTTCTCAAGAGTCTTCCTAACAGCCTCCTCCCTGCCAGGCGATTCTAGACCTTTTTCAGCAAGCGCCTTTGACCAAAAATCCTTGTTCATAGCTTTTGCAGTTCAGGGTACGATTTACCTAGCGGCACCTTGGAATACCACCAGTCTTTTTCTTCTTTAGTCAGCCTGTGGTAGTAAAAGGTCTGCACTTGTGTCCAGCAGTTGCCATGTAGGTCTGCTCCATACACACAGTAGGAAGGGCACCTTGATGCTGCAAGGTCAGGTATGAAGCGTCTGCCAATACGATTCCAGCTCGGTTGCTTGCCCTTCCATTGCATCGAACACGATGGCCACGGAAGGTCTTCTCTGTCGTACAAAACGCAAACAGGGCCTTGTATTTGATACACAAAACCACCTCCGTGCGACCGCACGTATTTGCCTTGCTGTAGTGGGTGCATCAGGTGGCAAACCCAGACAGCACAATCAATTGGTCTTCAACCAATACAGTCACGTCAGATATGCAGTCTTCAAGTTCTCTGCACAATTCAACAACTTCATGGGCATCCTCAAACTGCATTTCCACTATTTCTTGAGATGCGTGCCAGCAAAACTGGTCAGCAGCTCCTGGTTTGAATTGGAACCTGGCGATGACCATTTGGCTGTCTCCGTTGTTTCATTTTATGGAAATTATTGAGATCTTGATGCAGCGGCCTGTGATCGCTCTGGAGTCTCTATTTCCGCACTAGGTTGCCCACCAGCATTTGCTGAATCCGGAGTGGTTGCTACACCTTGTGTTTCGGCTTCTTCTACTTCTTTCATTTTTTGCTCATCCTCTACTGCTTGATCGATCTGCTCAGCATGATCTTCTTCTGTACGAGCAATCTCTTCATCGACCTTCAGGTCAGGATCAAGAACACCGCCACGCTGAAGTTCATCCAGGACAGTTCGCTTAGACACCAGACCCTGTGAGTACAGGTTGACCATCTGCGCAATCTCCGATGCATCCATCGGCTTGCTGATAAGACTGTCATTCATTGCCAGTCCAGACTCTGGGTTGATCTGCGCGATCTCGCCGTTGTATGCCGCCCAGAGCTTCATAACAAGATTGAAGCTACTTGTCTTGTTACGAACCAGTGAAGCCACCTGTGAGGCCACCTGCGCAGCTCTGAGGGATGCTTCTGTTGCTGTCTTGACCTCGGCACCGTACAGAAAGTTAAGACTGCTGCGATCCATCAGCTCTTCAACATGACGAATCTCTGCTTGGTGGCGCTCGAGACTTCTGCCAGAAGGTTCTGCGAACTCAAACTTGCCACCTTCAGTGTCAAGATCTACAGCAGTATTTGGTCCAAGAATCAGCGGCAGAGGCTGCCCATCCGATCCAGTCTTTGCACCAGTACGCACAGGCACAGGCATTGCACACTTATGAATCAGCTCGTGTAAGTCCGAGCGCATTTGGAAATGCTGAATCGACAGCTCAGCTAAGCCATTAAGAGGAATATCTCCTGCTGCAAACCTTGATGCAGTAGCTCCATACCACGCGATCGGCACAATGGGCAGCGATGTCGCTACTTCGCGTTCTTTTATCTGCCTCCACTCGCGTCCATTTCTTTCAAGACGATATGTCTCAACCAGTCCAGGACGAACAACGTGATAAATAGCTTCCAGCTCACAACCGTAAGTACCCGGTTGTACGTTTTGCCTGATCTGACGAATTGTTGCATGTCCAATGGTCTCTCTGCCGTTTTCGTACTTGACAGACCAATTGATAACATCTTTACGGTCAATCATCAACAGATATGGTCGTCTACCTGTTGACTGCTCATCAAAGAAGTTCTGCTCTTCGTCGTCAGGTGTCATGTCGACCATGACATAGACACCGCCATCACGTAGTGCTCTTTCGTCGCACTTGTTCCAAAAGCTTTGGATGCTTTCGCCTTGTAAGTCAATATTCGACTCGGCAGCCATCATCGACGGTGGTCCGTCAACAACTTGGAACCTGCTCAGCAGTCCTGCATATGCTCTAATGCTATCTCTATAAATTGGTGCATACGTAGATCTTGACAGGCGACCACCATATGCGCGGTTAGGCTCTCCGTCTTCTTGATGCAGATACTTAGCCTTTAAATCTTTAGAAACTCCCTTGCCGTCAACAAACGTCCCGTCTAATTGATACCAGCAGTCAGAAGCAAGTTCTAAAGAAGGAAGAATACGAACGACCTCTGGCCTATGGTATGAGACCATTAGCGGGTCGTTTATTGGATGCGGTACTCCCTGCATTTTAGAATCAGCAATTTGCCTTCACAGCAAGAATTTGTGCCGCATCTCGCGACTCTTATTAGTCTACCTTGATCCCTTTACTTGGGACAGCACCCATATCGTTCATATATCTGCCGGTTTCTGCATACGAACGAGTAGGAGTTTGGTCTAGTCGAGAAAAACGAAGTTGGCCAATACGCATTCCAGGCCACATAAAAATGTCGTGACGCTGATTAACGTTGTACAACTCAAGTGTTACTTGGCCCTCGAAACCAGGATCTATGTAACCGGCCATAAGATGCTCCAACCCCTGCCGACCCAAAGTGCTTTTTAGTTGATACTGTGCTTCTGCCCACAGAGGGACCTTAACCACCTCTGCAGTGTGCGCCAAAATAAAGTTACCTGGACGCAGTTTGTAGGGATTGTCTGGTGTTGCGTCAGCGAAGTTACCCTTTGGTAGCCAACGCTGACGTTCAGCAACAGGGCCGCAGATGCGACCCTCTTCTAGCAAAGTTGGACCGATGGTTACATCAACTGATGCAGGGTTGATGTATTTCCAGTCCCATGGGCACATGAGACTTTTCTCCTCGCACAGCATTGCGAGTTGCCAGTCGACGAGAGTGCTCATGATTAGATCTTTTGGCCAACTTGATCAGCATCTTTAGTGGATTCACTAAGACACTTATCTGAATCACAGCCTGCCGCGCCTTTCAGCTCATAATCGGCTGTGTCATAGGTTTGTAACACTTCCAAGAAATCTACATCCTGTTTTTTGTAGATCACTGGCAGTGCTACACGCCACACATGAGCCAAAGAATCAAGCCTTGAGTATGTCTCTTGATCTATGGGTTCAAAGGGAAGACGTGGGAAAGTTGCATTAGCATCAAAGCGAGCAAGCAAAGCAGCACTGATGTACCCAGTACCCGCATCCATTGAGGTGTGAATGCAAGAAGTAAGAACAGGAATTTCATCTTCTCTGAATTCGATCGTTGCAGAGGTGTTGTGCTCTGTATAGAAGGTTTGGACCTGCATGTAAAGGCCCCACTGCGCAACAGCAGGAAGCTTGCTCAGGTCGAACTGATCGCAGCCAGGCAGGTTTGCCCATGACACCTCTGTTGGGATCTCAACCAACACTTCCTGGACTCTTGGATCCAAAATGTCGTCAAGTAGATTGCCGTCTTCATCTTTGGCAGATTGTGCCGGAATGACATGGTATCCCCAATCACGCAAAGCGGAAACCAATGGATCGTTCTTACCGAAAGTAATCCGACGAATAAAACGTTGAGCTTTTGGTGGATGCCAACCGGAAGAAGCACCAGTCAGAAGTGATTTTGTGCCAGCAGGTTGCACTGTCGTCATCCTGTTTGGGACACGCAGTCCATGTCTGGTGCAATATTCAGTAATCGTGTCGCGAACCACCTGCTTCCAGCGTGACAAGTATTCTCGTTCCGCTTTCACAAACGCCTTACCAACCCGTCCTTTTGCTGGACGGCCTTCCATCATCCATTCAAGCCAGGCGCTACCAAAAGCATGAACGAAGAAATCAAAGAGACCAGTAAAGCTAACACCGACAATCGGATCAATTGACCGACTGTATCTGTATCTTTCATGATAGAAGTCGTGATGGAGTAGAGCTGCCGCCTGTAAAGCACCAGCCTTAAAAGCAGCGTCCTGACCTTTCAAGTCTTCAGGACGAATCATGTTGAGATGGATCTCGGCAAGATTACAGTGGAAGTCTGCACCGATGATTTCGCCGCAAGGATTTAATCCATAACGCATCATGCGATGCTCAAGTTCCTTCTCATCCATCTCGTAATCGAGCTCATCTGCTCGGCTGGCTAGGTAGAGAGAAGCAGTTTCCTTACCAGACTTGTAGGCCTCTAAAAATGCATCACGAGATCTTGCATCGTTCAGCAGGTCTCTGTTTGCTCTAGCGAGTGCTTCAGGCACATATTGAATTGCGCCTTCACCAGAGTAAAACTGCTGTCTAATTGACTCTTCGACCTCTTGATAAGAAGGTGTTGTGTGAAAGCAGCGAGTGTGGTTTGCCATTCGCAAGGCTTCTTTTTCTGCATCAACTTTCCAGTTGCCTTCCTCGTCTTGCGTGTAAAGGCCCAACTTGCAGTTAGCAGCCTGAGCGTCTGCATCGGTGAATTGACGCATGCCAGCACTGCGACGGATATTTCCTGCAACCACGCATGCTGCCGCCTCGTCAATCAACAGACAAGCTTCAACAGAGGAAAGCTTGCGACCTCTAGCCTTGTTTAAAAGATTGACAATCTTTGTAAACATTTCGTCAAGCTTGACAGGATTTGCAGTGCCGCCAAAACCCTCGAGTCGTTCGCCAGCAGGACGGACATTACCCAGAGAGATTTTTAAATCAATCTCCGAACCGCCTTGCTGTACTTCAAATTCCATCGCAAGCTTGATGACCATGCGATACGCATCAGCCCAACCTTTGCGGCTGTCGCCTACGATAATATTAAAGGATCCATCGTTTTCCTCTATTGTTGAATTCTGCTTTCTGTTTTTCTTAGCAACAGTACCTACCTTATTAATTCTAGTAATATTAATTGTATTTTTGACTGTCGGTAGCTTATCAATCAACGACTGCTCTAGCACAGCGCCAGTTCCAGAGCCCATCATGGCAAGCTCCATGATCAGTTGGAAGGCGTCTAGGTCAACGATGTTTGTACTAGTGCAGTTGTACCAACCACTAAAGTTCTTGCGCTCTTTTGCCCAATCTGTGCCTGCCACCCAAAACGCACGTCCAGATGGGAAGCAACGCTGCTGCAAAGCTTGCTCAAGCACGAGCTGCCTTTCTGCCTCTGTATAGCTGCCCACCTCTGCCGCAGCATCCACTGCGCGTGTCATGGCTTCCTTAAAATTCTCCCTGCTTCCGTCTTTCTTGCGACGGCTGTAAGTGCGGTAAAACACTGCCAATGCACTGGGTGCATTGCTTGAAAACTCGGACATCTATCCTTGTGGACGGGTGATATCAGGCTACCGGTTTTAGAGCTGTTTTATCTAAATTTCATAAACTCTACATTCCAGCTCAGACGGATTTTCATCGCAGTACTGAGTCCAGAAATCTATGCGCTTTTTCTCAACCTTTTGTAGCACCTCTACCCTTTCTTGCTCGTCTGCTTCGACCTGGTTTTGCCTTGTAATCATTGTCTTAAGTCCGGGAATGTATGAGTAGTACATCGACGGCGAGCTGCTCGATGATGCACGAATCAACGTGATGGCTTTCTCTACCTGTCCTCCCATTTGCATGAGAAAAGTTTCTTGTAAAGCGAACCATCTACTTCGATCAATTAGGTAGATGCTGCGCAAAATGCACGCAGCCTCCGCCCACTTCATTTGGCCCACACTTTCCATAACCTTGCTGACCAATTGCTGATCAGTAAAACTTGCAAAGTATGAAGACGGTTTCACTTTCCTTGCCCGCGATATGGCTTGCGAGAAGGACTGCCTTTGGTTCTACCTTGGTTCAATCGGGTGCGAACTCTTTTACCACTGCCAATGCGCGTTCTTTTTGGCGCAGAGGGCGTAAAAGTAATTGCCTTGTAAACTGCCATTTGAAAAAGACGGTACTTGCACAGGCTATCGGGCTATATTTCCTTTTCTTTGACGTCTTGCATCATTACCGTTTCAATATGAGCGACGATATTGGGATTATCGCTTACAGATATTGTTGGAACAAGCAAAGGTCGTAGTTGTTGCAAGAACTGTGGCTCTGCCACCAACAGCATGGCCATTACTATCAAATGGACATTGTCATCGTTTCCGTACATTTCAGCCTCTTTAATTCTTGCCCATAACCAAATCATTTCTGGAAAATAAAGCCTATCCATCATCGGCTCAAGCATAAACCTGTAAGAGGGATTGTGAAGATAAAGACGCAGTAGTCTTCTTTCTACATTTTTTCTCGTCTGCAGAAAATCTGGCTTATCCCAAGATTTTACTTTTAACTTGTAAGTAGAAGACTCGTGAAAGTTTTTTGCAATTTGAAAAGCAAGATTTTGTTTGTTTTGCGCCAGCCTCAGTGCCGCTTTGTCAAAATAATGGGTTCTAAGTGATTGGCTAGAGATTCTGCTGAGCAGTTCCTTGATACGCTTTTCAACTTCGTTTATTTTTACGCTGTCATTAAAATCTAAGGTATCTAACCATTTATCAAGTATCCAATCAATCCAATTTTGTGCATTCGCCACAAGGCTACGCATGTCAATGTCTTCCTTTAAGCAATCATCAGGATCTTTTCCATCAGGTAAAGTGACAATTCTGACATCAAGCTTGCCAGATAACGATAAAGACTCTGTTGCTGCCAAGAACTTTCCTACGGCTTGTCTGCCTCCTTCGTCACCATCCATGCAAAGCACAAATCGCTTTGTACGTTTGACTAAACGATTTAAGACAGCAGCATCTGGAGATGCAGTGCCTTGCAGAGCCACTACATTTCGAATGCCATGTTGATGAAACATAATTACGTCAATATGACCCTCTACGAAAACACATTCACCCGCTTCTCTAATACTTTCGAGGGCTCTGTATTCATTGAAAACGATATCAGATTTATTAAAGATAACGTTGTTTTCTGTGTTTACATACTTTGGCTTTTCTCCTCCGATAGAGCGACCAGTAAACCCAACTAACTTACCGCTTGAATTATGAATCGGAACTGTGAGACGATTGCGTCTTTTGTCATAACCAAGTGCAAACTCTCGACTAGTTGCAGGTAAAATCTTACGTGATTTAATAAAATCTTTTGCTCTTTGTGATTCAGCTAATTGCTGTCTGTATGAAGACTGTTTTTTATTAACGATATCATAGGCCTCTTCTCTTTCTTTACGCCTACGCTCATACTCTTCGCTATTTTCATCTACATAAGCGACTTGTATGCCGTTTTTAGATGCTATGCGCTCTACTGCTTCTCTGAAGCTCAGTCCAAACTTTGTTTTTATGTAATTAATCGAATCGCCAGATGCTCTGCATACATGGCAAAAAACAAAACCTTTTTGATCCGATATCGTTAAAGACGGATTTGTGTCTTCGTGCCACACGCAATGACACACGCCCTCTCTGCCGACGCGCTTTACTGCAACACCTTCGCCTATCAGTACCTCTGAAATAGGCAAAGACTTGACAGCATCAATAGTCTTGTCTGAGATCGCCAAGACAGCAAATGCTATTTCAAGTATCTTGCCACATCGACTTGATCAGGGCAACACCAGATCGAGAATTAGAACCTTTAAAATAGTTTGAAACCAGCGAAAACTCTTGTTGGGACAGATTATTAATCTTTTCTTCTACCTCCATCAAGTATCTTGTGGCAAAATCGATCTCTTCCGGCTCAAGACCATCACACGGGTTTGCTTGATCGTTGATTTCTAAGGGTGGTCCACTGCAAACGCTCACAATCTCCTGCCATTCATTCAAATTAATATTCAGAGATTCACAGATCTTTGATTCTGGATAACCTTGGTAGAGCATCTTTCTGCCTTTAAGCCAATTCTCTCTCATTTTATGGGTCAATCTAACTGCATAGGTTTTATCTCTAATCCAATGCAGTAGTTCACCTCTTATAGTAGGCACAGCAAGGCTGCTGAACTTGTAGCCTGATTCTGGATCATATCTATATGCTGCCTTACATAAACCTTCTAATGCTGCGCCTTCTAAGGTGTCATAATCAATATCTGTAGTACGCTGTAATCTCCAAGCTTCTCTTCTTGCTAAATTTATATTCTCTGAGGCTAGTTCTTGCTGTTCTTTGCTTAGATAGAACTTTTTTGTTTTCCTAGCCATCACCTTGCTCCATACCACTCAGTTTATCACCATATATCAAATGATTTGACATTTGGCAAATGGCGTGCGCTTCTACCCCACTGAACTTCAGTGATTTGTGGCGCTGTCCTTTGCAAGCAGTAATTAATAGCCATAGTCAAAGCATCGACTTGGTCATCGTTTTTTGATGCAGGAAATAGGCTGAACTCTGAGATAAAAGAATCAAGCCAACGATCGCTTGCCGGTAAAAATACGTTGCCAGCCTCGACCATTGGAACAATTGCAGATGCACGGGCCTGCTTGCTTTTTTCAGGTTTGAATCCGATCAATCCAGGTACTTTTTTCTTTGCCATCTGGTAAACAGCGTAACCACTGGCTGCTAGTTCGATCACAGTACCGTCAAGTACATGTCGTTTGTACATTCTGGATATCATTGCAAGTGTGCCTATCACATCTGTCTTTTCTCGATATAGATCTAAAACGTAGAAAGAATTACCAGACTGAGCAACCACAATTCCAACAACATAATCGCTGGTATTGGCATCAGTGAAAGTACAATCAACAGACAGGATAATCCTGTCAAAATCAGGCATCGGCGTGTCGTGTTCATAAAATTGCCACCAGTCTGGATTAAACATGTTGCCGCCAATCGGGGCAGGTCTTTGCTGATACAGAGCTGAGAACTCTCTCGCGCCGATAGCTTCTCTGATTCTCTCGTAATCTTCCGTATCGTATCTCTGTGGACATACGGCTTGATCGACTTCCTCACGCCAATCAGGGATTAGCTCGCAGTGCTCTGGTAAAGGAGGTCTGCTACCCCTATCTTCGTATAAAGCAGGTAAATCAGCAATCACCCAATTCTCTCTGCCGCTATCTGAGACATTCATCTCATTCTCTATTAGCTGACCAATCATGTCATTTTCTGACCAACGAGTCTGAATCACAACAATTGCGCCAACCTCTGGCTCAAGTCTTGTGTAGAGGGTTGACGCATACCAGTCCCAGAGCTTGTCCATCATTCTGGGACTTTCCGCGTCTTCCCTGTTTTTAACAGGGTCATCGATGATCAGCAAGTGGCCTGAGCGACCAGTGATAGCACCACCTACACCTGCAGCCCATAGTCCACCGCCACCCTGCGTGCCCCATGCGTTTACAGCCTGCTGTACTGGATCAAGTAAGCCACCGCCTTCCTTGTAATACTCTCTTGCTTTGCGTGAAAAGCCCTGACTGAGCTCAGCAGAATATGACGACAGACCAACAAAGCGGTCTGGGTGAGCCAGTAAGTATGCGCTAGGCAATAGCTGGGAACTCAGCAAACTTTTGCCTGTTCTCGGCGGCACTTGCAAAATCAAACGATTGCACTCACCGTCTATGACTTTCTGCAACTGCTGTATCAGTGTTGCGTGAAACTTGTAAAACTTGTAGTTCGGATGTACTTTTTTTATAAACTTGTGGAAAAGAACTCTCTCGCCCGCTTGCCTTTGCTCTGTCTTTTTGTCGCGCAAAGACTTAAGCATGCCCTGATTACGGGCAGATCTACGCAAATAGTCGCGCCCTAGCTTCTGAGCCATTACTCGTCTAGGTAGATGATCTCATCGTCATCAATCTCTTCTACTTCAACTCGTTCCAGCTCCTGCTCGACAAGTTGCAGCATGTCTTCAACACCCAGAGCAGATGCCCAGGCCTGTCGAGATTGCTCTGTGATGTTAGCTGTGGCTCGTAGTAATCCAGCGACCAGTGGCAACGGCACGTCTTCACCTTGCTGTTGCGCTTGCTTGACACGTTTAGTAAGAACCTCTAGCAAATCCTCCGACACATCCATCATAAGACGAGCTTGACGTTCTGATGCGTCGCGAAACTCCATAATAGATTGCTTATGCTTTTTCTCCCTAATCTTCTCTGTTTCTTTGTACACCAACGCCATTTGCTCTTTATCCCACTGAGCGATCCTTTTATCCCAGCAATATTTCTTGGCCCATGACTTCATCGTGTCATAGGTTTTTTCGTACATCTGCGCAACAGTTTTTAGGGACCTTTTCGGTCCCATGTGCATATATTCCTGAAAGGCGCGGAATTGCTCGGCGCTTTCGTGTTTGCCATACTTAGGCGGAAGTTCATACCCCCGCCTAAAGTCGTAGCAATGTCCAGCCATTAACAGGAAGTAAGCAGTGTAGTGTACCGTTTACGCACAGAAAGCGGCTTCGTAAACGTTAGGAAACTGCTGTTCAAAAATGTTCAGTATTTGCAGAGCAATTTCCCTGTGCTCGAGCTGTGTCTCTACAGAGGCTCTGATCTGCAAATAATGTATCCATGAGCGAATGCTACCG